TCCAAGAGTTACCATCCCCCCATGTACATGAGCCCTGTTCACACCAAATGGACCGATCGGTTCGCCTTTGAACTCGCCCTTCTCATGGAAGGCAGCGGGGAAAAGCTCGACGAACTGCTGGATCGGCACGAGTTCGAGGCATCAGACCTCCTCACCTTCAAGAACGACGCCACTTTTCTCAAGAAAGTGGAGGCTTACAGGGAGGAAGTACGCACCAAGGGCCTCACATTCAGGGTCAAGGCGCGTGCACAGGCCGAAGAACTGCTCAAGACCAGCTGGATTCTCATCCACGACCCCATTGTGAGCCCCGCGGTGAAGGCCGACCTCATCAAAAGCACGGTCAAGTGGGCCGGACTGGACACAACCCCCGCCGGAGAGGGTCAGAACAACGCCGGTGGCGTCACGATCAGCATCAATTTGGGTGGACAGACGCTGGATGTGACCGCCAAACCCGCCCCGACCGAGGTCGAGGACGCCGATGTCGTCGAAGAAGATTGATCCGATCGAGGTCTGCAAGCTGGACAGCACATTTGCAGTGCAAGCGCTCGTCGCCACCCTACGGGACACCAATAAGTCCTACAGAATCATGAAAATTCCACGGCCGAAGCCTAGGTCTCCCCTCTATACGGTGATTATCTACAATGCCGCTTGATATTTCCTACACACCCACCCCTACGGTCACCCGGTTCATGCAATCGGACAAGAAGATGCGGGTCATCATGGGTCCTGTCGGCTCCGGCAAGTCCGTGGCCTGCTGCTTTGAGATTATCCGGCGTGCCAGCCAGCAAAAGCCCAATGCCAATGGCATCCGCAAGACCCGCTGCGCTGTGGTCCGCGAAACTGTCCGCCAACTCTCCGATACCACGATCAAAACCTTCCTCGACTGGTTCCCTCCGGGGGTCTGTGGTCACTTCATGCGCACCACCAAGACCTACTTCTTCAAGGTGGGCGATGTGGAGTGCGAGATCATGTTCCGCGCGCTGGACGACGCGGATGACGTGGCCAACCTCAACTCTCTCGAACTGACCTTCGCGTGGTTCAACGAGTGCAGGGACATCCACCCGGATATTGTCGACGCGATGTCCAAACGTGTGGGTCGTTTCCCCTCAGCCAAGGACGGCGGGGCGACGTGGCACGGGATGTGGGCGGATACCAACCCGCCGACCATGGACACGTGGTGGTTCTACCAGATGGAGAAGATCGACCCGAAGGATGGGGTCAGCCCCAACAACAACGGGTGGGATGTGTTCAAGCAGCCGTCGGGGCGCAGCCCCTACGCGGAGAACATCGAGAACCTGCCGGAAGGGTACTACGACACCCAAGGCCGATCGGAGGAGTACGTCAGGGTCTTCATCGACGGGGAGTACGGGCTTAGCCTTGCCGGCACGCCGGTGTTCAAATACTTCCGGCCGGACTACCACATGGCCAAGATGCCGCTCAAAGCCATCACCAATGGCACGAGACCGATTATCGTGGGGATGGACCTCGGGCTCACGCCCGCGGCCGTCATCGGACAGCAGGACCCACGAGGCCGGGCGCTGGTGCTCGCAGAGGCGGTCAGTTACGACATGGGCATCCAGAGGTTCATGCGCACGGTGCTCAAGCCCCTGCTCTACGAGAAGTTCGCCGGGGCGCCAATCATCATCGTGGTTGACCCAGCCGGTACACAGCGAGCCCAGACCGACGAGCGCTCCGCGGTCGACATCATCAAGGCCGAAGGGTTCAGGGTCATGCCCGCCCGGACCAACAACATCACACCGCGCATCGCCGCGGTCGACGACTACCTCATGCGACAGGTCGACGGTGATCCGGGGTTCCTCATGGACCCCAGCTGCATCCGGCTTAAGGCAGCTCTGATGGGCGGCTACCGGTTCAAGAAGAACGGCGACGGGTTGGAGAAGTCGGGCGATGCCGGCAAGCACAGCCACATCGGTGACGCGATTAGCTATCTGATGATGCACATCGGCAGTCTCGACAGTGGCGCGATGATGCACACGCGGCGAGAGGTGAAGCGAGTTGACGCCAAAGGGTGGGCATGATACATAAAGTGTACCGGCGGATTCCCCTCCCTCGTCCGCTGCCTGCTCGACCTAACCCCTCCGGCCCACCCCCGGAGGGGTTTCTCTTGCTAGATGCGCGCAGCCGGGTTATATTCTGTCAACTTGCAAGGGAGGTCCGTCATGGACAAGAAGAAATCACTGGCGCCGAAGAAGTCCCCGCGCCCTATGGACGCAGAGACGGGACGCGCAAATGCGACCCTGACTCGCGCCATGGGCGGTGCTGCGGCACGTGAGCGGCAGGATGCCGAGGCCGGGCGCATGGACGCTAAGCCTAAGGCCAAAGCCACCAAGGCTGGCATGAAGTCCAGCCCGCGCCCCAAGAAAAACCCGATGTACTGAGGAGTTCACCATGGCACCGAAGACCCCAATCAAGACCGGTCGCAAGCCGACCACCGTCAACAAAGATAACTTCGGCACCGGCTACGCGAAGATGGTGACCGCAAACAAGCTGGACAAAGCTGGTTTGCCGGGTGCCGCGAAGAAGATGTCGCGGGAGGCGCTGGACATGATGGACAAGGGATCGCACCGCCTGCAGAAAGACTTTGGCAAGCGCAAGAAGCCGTAAATAGGAACTCACTATGGCAGGTCTGACAATTCTCCGCGTCGTTGGTAACGATGAGCTTGTGCGCCAAGAGCGCGAACAGGCAGAGCGTGAACTCGCAGCGCGGCAGAGCAGCCCCGTCATGGTGGGTCTGACAGCGCACCTCAAGGAGTGCTGGGACGCAGCGCGCATCTCGCGTGACCCCATCACCGACATCATGCTCAAGGCCATGCGCCAGCGCAATGGTGAGTACGAGGCCGACAAGCTCCAGCGCATCCAAGAGCAGGGTGGCTCGGAAGTCTTCATGATGATTACCGAGGTCAAGTGCCGCGCTGCGGAGAGCTGGCTGCGGGACATCCTGCTCGACAACGGCACGCCACCGTGGGACATCGTGCCCACACCTATCCCAGACCTGTCGCCCAAAGAGGCGGAGGAGCTGCAGATGGCCTTCGCCGAGCGCGTGATGGAGATCGTCCAGTCGTCAGGGCAGGCTCCGAGCAAGAGCCAGATCGGCGAGCTTAAGGAGATGGTCGGGCAGGAGTTCCGGTTCAAAATCCTGCAGGCGGCGCAGAATCGCGTCGACAAGATGCGGATCAAGATCGAGGACCAGTTCGCTCAGGGCGGCTGGTCGGACTCGTTTAACGAGTTCATTACCGACCTCGTGACTTTCCCGGCAGCCTTCATCAAGGGGCCGATCGTTCGGCGCCAGCGGTACCTCAAGTGGGAGGGCAGCAAGCTCGTCCCCGGCGAGCGCATTGCGCCTGAGTATGAGCGGGTCAGCCCGTTCAACATCTACCCCGAGCCGGGCATCACCCGGATCAACGATGGCTACATCTTCGAGTACCACGAACTGACCCGCACCCAGCTGGCCGATCTCATCGGTGTGCCGGGCTACGACGACGCTGCCGTCCGCAAGGTGCTCGAAGTGGGCAACACCCAGTCATGGGTGCAGGAGTGGCAGAAGGACTCACGCGAGGAGGAGGAGCGCAAGTTCCACACCGAGCTGCGCCCGACCGAGGTCTACGACACGCTGGAGTTCTGGGGCAAGATCAGCGGCCGGATGCTGCGCGAGTGGGGCATGACCGAGGAGGAAGTGCCTGACGTCGACCGCGAGTACGACGCCAACGTCTGGACCGTGGGGAACTATATCATCAAGGCGGTGCTCAACTACGACCCGCTCGGCGAGAAGCCCTACGCCAAGACCAGCTTCATTAAGCAGCCCGGCGCCTTCTGGGGCAAGGCCATTCCCGAGATCATCGAGGACATCCAGAACGTCTGCAACGCAGCAGCCCGGGCTCTGGTCAACAACATGGCGATCGCCTCCGGGCCGCAGGTCGAGGTTAACCTCGAACGTCTGCCTCCCAACGAGGACATCACCCAGCTGCAGCCGTGGAAAATCTGGCAGGTTATGAACGACCCGCTGGGTTCGTCGGCTCCGGCAGTGCGGTTCAACCAGCCCAACGACAACGCCAACACGCTGGTGGGGGTCTACGACCGCTTCTCACGCATGGCGGACGACCACAGCGGCATCCCGGCCTATATCTACGGCGACACCAACGTGCAGGGGGCAGGACGCACCGCGTCGGGCCTCTCCATGCTGATGGGCTCCGCGGGCAAGGGCATCCGGCAGGTGGTGATGCACATCGACAGCGACGTGCTCAAGACCATCGTGCAGCGCCAGTTCGTCTACAACATGCGCTACGATCCGGATGAGTCGATCAAGGGCGATGCACAGGTCGTTGCCAAGGGCGCGGTTAACCTCGCTGTCAAGGAGACGGTCAACGTCCGCCGCGTGGAGTTCCTCAACGCCACGGCCAACGAGTTCGACATCAGCATCATCGGGCCGCAGGGTCGCGCCGCGCTGCTGCGTGAGGTCGCTAAGGGGCTGCAGATGTCGGTCGACGACATCGTCCCGTCGCGTGAGAAGCTGGCGATGAACGAGCGGCTCGCTGCTGCGTCGCAGCAGATGCCGGCACCCGGGGGCGGGCAGCCCGCGGCACAGAACACGGACCTCGCCGGTGCGCCGGCCGGTGGTACCAATCTCATAAACGGGGGGCCGCAGTGAAGCAGGCCACCCCCGAAGTAATCCTCGCGCTGGCTAACAGCGTCCGTCAATACCCAGTCATCCAAGAGTGGCTGGGAGAATGGCGGATGTCTGAGCTTGAACGGCTGCCAAGCGTGGGACAGAGCGTGACACTTGCACAGGGGCGGTGTCAGGTTTTAGGCGAGCTTTACAAGCTCGTCAGTGAGTCCCCTGACTTAGCAGCACAGCCCCGTAGGGGCAGCTGATCCAATCACGCACACCGAGAGGAGCGTAAAAAATGGCTATTCCCGCACAAATTCGCAAGCAGTCCGAGGCTATCTCGAAGCTGTACGAAGACTTGAACCCGACCGAAGGAGAACAATCTCCGGCGGAGGGTGAGGTCCAGCAGCCGACCGAAGCCGACGGTGGGGGCGATGCTGCGGCTGCACCGGTGCCTACAGGGCAAGGGCAATCCGGTAACACAGACGAAGACCTGACCTACGAACAGCGTTGGCGATCCCTGCAAGGAATGTACAACGCTGAAACGGCTCGCCTCAAGGCGGAGAACAATCAGATGGGCCAACGCGTCAGTCAGCTCGAACGGCTGATCGCGACGCTTTCCGCGCCCCAGCAGGCACCTGCACAGGTGGCCGCGGCAAAGCTCATCACCGACAAGGACGTTGAGGATTACGGCGACTCGATCGAGGTCATGCGCCGTGCCGCCCGCGAAGAAGTTGCTGCATCGCAGCAGGAAGTCGCGGAACTCAAGCGCTTGGTCATGCAGTTGCAGACCAACGTCGTCCCCAAGGTGGAGAGCGTCGTGCAGCGACAGGCCCTCAACGCTGAGCAAATGTTCTGGTCAGAACTGTCGGCGGAAGTCCCAGACTGGCGTGAAATCAACGCCGAGCAAGGCTTCCACAGCTGGCTGCTTGAGATCGACCCGCTGTCCGGCGTATCCCGGCAGTCGTACCTCGATAACGCGCAGAATCAGCTGGATGCACGGCGGGTCGCAGGGTTCTTCAAGACGTGGCAGTCAATGAATGGCGGTTCTGTTGCTCAATCACCTCGGAACGTTGCCAGTTCTCAACTTGAAAAACAGATCGCACCGGGTCGCGGTCGTACAGCGGCGAGCACTCCTGCCGCCAATGACGGCAAGACCTACGCCCGGGCGGACGTCGCCAAGTTCTTTGACGACGTGCGCAAAGGTCTGTATAAGG